TTGCGACTGATCCAAAAGTTCAAGTTTTAAGTGAAGCGATGCAACGCAGATTGATCATGCTGTTCTGTTTGCAGTGTGAAAATGACCTCTCAAATTTTACCGATGAGCACATAAAATACGCCCTTGGAATTTCAAAAAAAGAGCTCGAGAAAACAAAAATTTTGTTTCAAAAATGTAAATTTATTGACGCAAATTGGAAAATTTTTAAATGGAAAGAGAGACAATTTCAATCAGACTCGTCAAAAATTCGCACAAAGCGTTACAGAGATTCCAGTAAAAATGCGGCTTCCAGCGATAATGTGACGGTGAAAGACCGTCACAGTGACGGCGATGTGACGCCCCAGATACAGATACAGATACAGAGAACAGATACAGATACAGAACATATCCCCCCCTCCCCCCCCAAGGGGGATGTGAATGTTATTAACAAAAAAACCGAGTTAATAAATCACCTCGATTTAAAATTTCCGAATTTCGCGTACTCGATGATTTCGAATCACAAGGTGATGTTGCTGTTGAATGATTTTGTGAGAGAGGGGGTAACAACCGAGGACATCGACAATCACATTCGGTGGATGATTCAGGAAAATGAGGGGGGCAAACCAGTAACTTATTATCGAAGCCACATTATAGCGCAAGCCAGGCACCGTAGAGACCCGATTAACACCCCACCCCCTAGGATGGCCGCGGGTCAGGAAGAAGTCGTCACCAGGGAGCGTATACGGCGGGAAACGGAGGAATACGAAAAAGAGCTTCAGCGAAGGGGAAAAGTGATCGATGAAAGTTGAGCAAAAAGCTGAGTTCAAAGACTGGCTGAAGTATTTTTTTAAAAACCGTCACAACGTAGAGCTTCACCGCGATATTGTTGAGGACTGGTGGGATGATTTAAAAAACTTTTCATTTGAAGACATCAAAGATGCTTTCGTGCTTCACCGAAGAGACGAAAAGCTTGGTTCGTTCCAACCCAAGGTTAATCAAATTTTAAAGTTTATAAAAAAACCACAGTCGAGTGGCTACAAGCCAAGGTGCGATCATTGCTCAAGCGATGCAAAGTTTTGTTTTGAGCAGGAAAACGGGGCATACATAAAAATTTGTCTTGAGCATTATGAGGCTGCCCGAGAAAAAACAGAAATTGATTTGGAGCTCGAAAAAATTGAGGGTGAATTTATTTCGCAGGCCAAAAAATTAGATTTAAAAAATCGTGATTTTTTTGCTTTAAAAAATCCAAAATTAGCCGAAGCTTTTTGTAAAAATGAAAACATGGCCACGAAAAGAAATGGATATAAATCCACGTCAATTAACCCACCAAAAAGCGTTAAATTGTTTACTGAACTGATAGGGTCATAAAGCATATTTTATGCGATATATTTTATGATATTAAAAATAAAAACAATTGACGATATATTGCCAATGTGGTAATGTGTTGCTTCTCGGCACGGATGGTATTGTTAACCACACAATACGCATGACTTATAAGGTCTATTGGTTAAATCCATATGCGTATATAACAAGTTTCCTTGGCGTAGCTGCAGATGGTAGAGCATCTTTCTACAAAGCGAGAAGGTCGTTGGTTCGAATCCAACCGAATAGGAAATATTACTTTTGTGCCGAGAACTTATGGGGGGTATTTTATGGGTTGGAAATGCGATAAATGCAAGAAATCTTACAAGTTTATTCATGATGGTGATCCGAAGAGTCTTCGTTTAAAACAAATGATGAATGGAATATTTTTTTGTTTGAAATGTCATGAAAAGCATACAAAAATTCCAGCTAAATTAAAAAATAAAGAGTGCCAGTATTTTGCTGATAATATGCTGGGAGTGTTTTTGTGAGCTGTAAATGCAATAAATGCAAATGCCAAAGCGTTGATTTTGTAATTATCGATGATTTTTATTATTGCAATATGTGCGCAGTATCTATTCTTTCAGAAAAAAACTATCCTTTTTTTGATGTTATAGGTAAAGATGGGACAGTTACTTATTTTAATAAAAATAATATAAAAATTTTAAGTGTATGGGAAGAAAACGGTTTTTGTACTTTTGAATATTTTAATGGTGTTGATACCATAATGTATTTAACAAGAGAAAGTGTTGAAAGCGTACTTGAGAAATTGGGAAATATTCAGTGAAATTTAATCATGGTAAATATCTTGAAATAATGGAAATGATGAAAGACACATCTGTTTCTTTTGATGAGTTGCATAAAAAATATATGGAAATAATGAAAGAACCATCTGTTTCTCTTGATGCGCTGGAGAATAAACTCAAGTTGAAATGTGAATACTGCAATCAAGCCAATGAAACTAAAAAAAGAACAGATGGCTTAAAGTTAAAAAACATGAAGATAAGCTTGTTTATTTTTATTTAAATTTGGAGGATGCCCGCGTTTATTTAGTAGAGGATTATATATCAAAATCAGAGCCAAATAAAAATTTTTGCAACATATCTTTTTATTTGGGAAATGAAGGGGGGTTTAAATTATTTGTTGAGGAATCATCTGAATATGTTATGAATATGTTAGAGGAATTTAAATGAAAACTTTTTGCGCAATTAAAGATTTACGATCACAGCAGGGCGATGTTTTATTGTCAAAAGAGGGCGGCGATGATTCTATCAAAATCTCAATTAAAACTGGTAATTCGGAAGAAGAAATCGTTGGGATTGTTGATATATCAGAATTAAAAAAAGCAGTTAATTTTTTGTGGAAAAGTTAATTAAAGGAAAAATGTTCTATGATTTATTTGTTATTGTTTATTCAGTATACGCAATCATTTTTTGCGGCTTCCCTTTTCGTTTTGGGTTTTGTTGGAGTTTTTGTTTTGTTCCAACTTATAGAGGTACTGGAGATTCGTAACGAGGATTTTATTCTATTTATTAAACAATATAAGGCGTTCTTTGTAACTTGGTTTATTCTTTTTGCGTTTTCATTGTTAGTTGTTTTGGCTCCAACATTAGATGACGTTGTGAAAATGAGGATATCTTTAATGAAGTATCAATTGTCATCTCCTCAGAATGTTCAATCTGGAATAGATACAATTAACAGAATAGGTAAAGAATTAGAGAATAAATATTTGAAAGGTGATAAGAAATGAAAACGCTTCAAACTCGAAAAGAAAGAGATGAACAAATCGCTTTGTTCCATTGGGCAAAGTTATATAAAACTCATTGGGGTGAGCCCTTAGATAATTATATGTTTGCAATTCCTAACGGTGGGACGAGAAACATAAGAGAGGCAGTCAGTTTAAAAGCACAAGGAGTTAAAGCCGGTGTTCCCGATATATTTATTGCGATTCCTGTAGGTTTGTACAACGGTATGTTTATAGAACTAAAAAGAATAAAAAATTGGAGTCTTAGTGTAAAACAATCAAAATGGATTGAAAGATTAAAAGAGGTTGGTTATAAGTGTGTTGTGGCAAATGGGTTTGATAGGGCGACAGAAATGATTAAAGAATATCTAGAAAATAAGTAGTTTAAAAAAATGAATAAATATTTCATGTTTGCATATTTAGCTTTGTTTTTTCTTTGTTTATGCTTAGCAAGCTATTGTTATTTAGAGGTAATAAAAGGTATATGAAAGTTAATATCGAGTTTGAAAATAACGACATCAAAGAATTTCTAGAATTTAATGATGATGGCATTAAAAATATTATAGATGCTTTGCAATTTAAAAAATATAAACAAATAATTTCTGAAATAGAATCAGAAATTATTCGCCCACTCAGACGTGGTAAATATTCTATTAATGGCGTAAATATGGATGATATGACAAAAGAAAATATGATGGATGCTATCGTCGGTGCTTTTGAAAGCATAATTATTTCTCATGAGGAAAATTAATGAAATATAAACTTACTATTGTTACTGAAGACTTACAAGAATGTTACGACTATAGAGACATAAAACTATATAAAGAGATTCTTACTAATCTTAGAGAGCGTGTTTTTAATTTATTGAGTGAGAAGACGGGGACTATTCATGGTCATAATATTAAAGATTCAAATGATTATTACTCATTGATTGATGCTATTTGTAAAGAATACAATTCAATTATCACTGAAGCTATTAAAAAAGATAAGCCCCAAATAATTGGCTTTAAGGGTACTAAGAAAAAGTGAAATTCTCCCTGCGCGCAAAATCTTTACAGCATCAATTAGAGATGATGGTTAATAATACCAACACTAAGGTAGCTAGGTTTTCGCCAGAAGATTTTGAGCTAATGAAAATACATTTGCTCTCTTCTTTAATGAGAAAAAATGTTAAAGACTCTTTTGTTTGGAAAGGCATAGAAATAATCAAAATTTAGTATTGACTTTGATGTTTGACAGTAGTAAAAAACCTTTGTCCTTTATAAGGCGTTCAGTCCAGCCACTATTCTTAACTCCTTTGATAGTGGCTGGCAATTTAAACACTTTCGGAAATTATTGAAATGAAAGCAAAATCAAGTGTTGCAACAAAAGCAGACTTAAAAAAAATGAAAAATCAAGACAGAAAAGAAGATTTAGCTATGATGAAAAAAATGAAAATGAAGTTAAAAGGTAAAAAGAAATAATGGCTAAGAAGCTACGCGGTTTTAAAAACGTTCAGTCATCTATAGCTAAGAAAGAAGGGATTTCAAAAAAGGCAGCAGGCGCTATTCTTGCAGACTCAACAAGAAATGCATCAGCAAAAGCTAAGAAGGCGAACCCTCGCTTGAAGAGAGTGAAATAATCTTTCTTATTCTGTTTGTTACGCTGGCGTTATAATTTTTCCCCCATTCTTCAAATGGCGGTCTGTTCTGCTGTATTATCAATTTTTTGCCAATCATCTTATATCTAACCTTAATGAATCCAGTTGGATAATTTAATCTTGCGTATTCCCATTCTTCAGATGACATGAGCTAAATTACCTATAGCAATAAAAAATATCCATATAAGAAAACAGACAAATGCAATTGTTAATAAAATCTCAGGTTTCATTTCCATGCGCCTTCTAAATTAATTTAATTTTAAGCCTCGATAAAATAATAACCGTTTTCTTCAATAATGGGTATGGATTGGCAGCTTTCGATGAGCATTTCTTTTATAAAATTACTAGCATCTTTATAAGAAGAGAAGGTTATTAATAATGTACATTCATCCGATTTATTCCCTAAAATTCTTACCTTAACTGGATTAAATTTTTTCCCTATAATAACTTCTTTATAAAAATCAGCTATCAATTCATTGTATTGATTTTGATTCAATCTATTATCGTTAGCATACCTATTAATATTATTAAACATTTTTTTTAATAAGGTCGCGCTATCTATTTCCATTTACAGCCTCCTTTATTTCTTTATAGAGTTCGTCGTCTCTTTCTTTTGCCTGTTCTTTAAAAACATTAACTTTTTGAGATAAAGACTCATACATTTCTTTCGAAATTTCGTTTTTCTCTCTCTTTATCTTCCAGTAAATTTCCTCTCTATGAACCTGAACATCTTTAGGCGCATTTATACCGATTCTTACTTGATTGCCTTTAACACCAATTACTGTAAATGTTACTAGTGCTTCTTCACCAATCATTATTGTTTCTCCAACACGCCTTGTTAAAATAAGCATCCCACTTCTCCTTTATCAATTAAAAAACTATTTATTCGCGCCTACTTTAGCGTGAACCTGTGCACCTGTTTTCTTGTAAATATCCGTTTCAATAATCCAGTCACATTCCAGCTTAATCTTTTTGTAATTAAGACCTTGTGGCGGAACTAAAAATAATTGAGGCGTGTGAAATGAATTTCTTCTAAAGCTAAATGAAGGATTTTTCCCCTCTTCCTTTTTTTCTATCTCTGGATTTTGTTCTTCTTTTTCTACCGCACAATGTTTCTCGGCAATTTCTTTTAACGTTAATTTGCTTTTTCGCTCAGTAGGAATAATCCTAATTTGACAAAGGTGAACCCAGTCATCAGTATTTATTTTAATATAAACATCAGATTTATTTTTTATCTTATAGTTTCCTTTACCATATATTTTTAAAAAAAACTCCTGATACCTTCTTTCTTTATATCCCTCAATAGGCGTTCCTATTCTGCATGCTTCAGCTATCTTTGATTTAAAAAACTCTATCTTGTTTTCAGAAATATAACGATATATTTTAGACATCATCAAACTCTCCATATTTTAATACCCAAAATGAAATGATAAGATTGCTGCTACAAGAAGAAATAATATAACCAAAAAAACAAGCTTATATGTCTCAGTGTCATCTTTTTCATTTCTCGGTGAAATATCCATTTTAAATCTCCTATAAGATAAACTGGTTAAATTTGAACCCATAAAGTAATACATCCGCCATCGGACGGTTTCATAGATAGCGCTAGGAAGTCAGAGGCTTCCAACTCATCGGATATGAATAGATCTGCTTTTCTTTTCGATGAGAAAACAACGGTAAACATTCCTTTTGTTTCATCAAACACAACTGAAATTGGATTGTAGTGAGAAGGGACAAAATCTTTTGCTATATACTCTGCACTGGTCATTTTAAATCTCCTATAAGTTAAGTTCGTTCACTCATTTCATTCTGCTCTTATCGTTAAAATCATATTACCAATATGGCAATGTGTATGTCAACAACTATTTTAAAATAATTTGAAAAATGGCGTAGATATTGATAAATATCGACAAACATAACCAATTCGGTAATAATCTGTAATATAGATGGTAACTATTAATCGAGGGAAATATGGCTTCTGAAGCACAAAATGAAACTCCAGAAACAGTACAAAATGAAATCAGAAAATCAAGATTTGAGCTATTAATTGAGCTCGCAAATCACGTTGGACAGATATTAAATATCGATACAAGCGATGAAAAAGTTAGAAGATGTATTGAACTTTCATTCCAAAAGCGTGATGAATTGCTTATGTGGGCTCAAACAGCATTCCATATGTATGATCGTCATTTAGCAGAAAAAGCCGCTGAAGCAGCTAATGCTGCACAACAAAAGGAAGCAAATGCAGAACAAGACAAACAATCAGACGATAAGCCAGAATCAGCAGACAGTAACGCTCCCGAAGCAGAAGTGCAGCCGGTGCAAGCTACTGTTTGATGTTACTGAGGGTAGCACTTTCTTCTGCTATGGCTTTTACTGTAATGATTGCTTGGCAGAGGAAAAGTGGTATTTAACTCGGATTGCAAAGCAAAGCAAAGTAGAGGTTGATGATGGTTATGACGCGTTGTGAAACATGCCGGAAATGTAAGGGAAATACGGTTACACCAGACAATAAGAAATGCGTAAATTGTGGCGGACGTGGATTTATAGAGATTGTAGAGGCGCAACCAGTAACGGAGATTCCAAAACTTGAAGTGGTCAGCGAACGGAAGAAGCCAGTTAACAGCAAGAGAAAAGATATTCATTGAGAACTACATTAATACTGGGTTTAATAAAATAAGAGCAGCAAAGTTAACCGGCTACGGCTTTAATACAAAGAACGATAACAGCATGAATCATGCTGCATGGGTTTTAACACGTAAACCAGTTGTTAGATATCACTTGGAGAAGCGAGTGAAAGAGTTAGCTGAATCAATAGGTTTTGACTCAAAGTATGCATTAATGAAGCTTAAAAAGGGATTGGATTATTCAATTCATGATAACCCAGATGAACGTGAGCTAGATGTAAGGGCTGGCGTTGCTTGCATAGCGGAACGCAATAAAATGCTTGGTGACTACGCTAAAGCTGAAAATGACACGACATCTTCAATTTTAGATCAGGCTAGAAACGATATAGAAGCAATAAAGTTGCAAAAGCCGGATAGTTAATGACTCTAAGCGAATCCATTAGCCGCGAATTTTGGATAGATTTATTTTCTATATTTACAGTTTTTTTTAAATCTAAAACTGTTTCTCCTGTTATAGAATCAGTTCATCCTTTTTATGAAATCAAGCAAAACGCAAACAGAATAACTTGTTCAGAATGTTTTGGTAGAACAAAAATTAATTCAATCAAATGCTTAAATTGCGATGGCTTTGGCCATGTTGCGGTATCTAAATGAACCCAGAAGAAAAGATAAGAATTGCTAAAGAGTTATGGGGTGATTTGCTTCTGTTTACAAAGGTCTTCTTTAAGTATCGCACTGGGCGAGAATTTGAAACTCCTATTGCTGTCTCCAGACCATCTCATTACAAAGTAATATCAGATGAGCTCATGGATGTTGTTTATGGCAAAAACAGAAGGTTAATGATCAATGTTCCACCAGGGTATGGTAAGTCTGAGCTTTTGATTCATTGGATTGCCTGGTCAATGTCTCGTTATCCTGACTCTTCTTTTATCTATGTTTCTCACTCTAGTGACCTTGCATCAAAGCATACCTACGCCATCAAACAGATTATTGAGCTTCCTCAATACAGAGAGCTATTTGACGTAAGGATCAAGCATGACTCATCGGCTAAAGATAACTTTAAAACAAATTACGGCGGCGCTGTCGTGGCTTTCGGTGCTAAAGGGGCTATTACAGGCCATGATGGAGGCCGTCCTTATCTTGATCGTTTCAGCGGCGCTGTTGTCGTTGATGATATTCATAAGCCAGATGAGGCACACTCAGACTCAATACGAGAAAACGTTAAGCGAAATTACATTGAAACAGTAGCTCCTCGTGCTCGAGGGGAAAACGTTCCTATTGTTTTTCTTGGACAACGGTTGCATGAAGATGATGTGCCGGCAAATCTTGAGAAAGGATACGATGGCGAAAATTGGCGTATCGTAAAGCTAAAAGCTTTAGATGAACATGGAAATGCTTTGTGTCCTAAGCTTAACAGCAAGGAATCATTGCTACGTAAACAAGAAGTAACGCCTTACGTTTTTGCTTCACAGTATCAGCAAGACCCCCAACCCGCTGGAGGCGGTATATTCAAGCCAGAATGGTTTGTGTTGTTGGATGAAGAGCCTAAGATACTATCAACATTTATCGTTGCTGATACGGCAGAAACAGAAAAAACTTATAACGACCCAACAGTATTCACGTTCATGGGTGTATATAAGATAATGAATTCGCATATAGATTCTGATATATATGGCATACACATAATAGATTGCGTAGAAGATTGGTTTGAGCCAAAAGACTTAAAATACAGATTTTTGGAGTTTTGGTCTGAATGCATGAGATATCCGGTACAGCCAAAAATAGCAGCTATTGAAAAGAAATCTTCAGGCAGTACTTTAATCTCTGCGCTTCATGACGTGCAGGGCTTAAGGGTTCTTGATATTAAGAGATCAGTTTCTGATGGGTCAAAGGTCAGTAGATTTTTGAATGTTCAAGAGTATGTAGCATCCAAGAGGGTTTCTATGCCTAAGTTTGGAGGCCACACTTCAAAAGTAATTGAGCATATGAGAAAGATTACAGCAAATGATTCGCATAGGCATGACGATATAGCAGATACGGTTTCGGATGGCATTAGATTAGCGTTAATAGAAAAAGTAATAACCGCTTACTCATTAGACACAACAGGTGATGACGTTTTAGCGAGAGCGTCAGCTTTTTATAAACAACAGGCGGAAACGAGGCGAGAATTATGGTAGCTCAAAGACACAAAGACAAATTGGAAGAATTAAAAGAAATGGTTGTAGAATCAACAGTATATAACGAAAACAATTCAAAAAGGTTTCACCGCTTAAGGTCATTCTTATTCCGATCAAATTTGTCCACAGACGATAAACAAAAGCTTGCATCAATAAGTAATCCAACGATCGAATTTAACACGCTAGAATCGTATATATCGCGTCTTAGAGGGGAGTTTTCAAAGCAAGTCCCTTCAATATATGTTTCTGCTCAGCCTGGAGCAAATCCAGCGCCTGAACTAATCGATACGCTTCAAGGGCATATCAAATACATCATCAAGAATGCTAATAAAAGACAGTTTGAGCTTGATACATATACAGATGGGTTAAGCGGTGGTTTTGGCGTATTTAAGCTTTGGCTTGAGTACGAAAGTAATAAGTCGTTTAACCAAGTTCTTAAAATAGGGAAAGGTTTTGATCCAACATTGTTTGGATTTGATCCATTGGCTAGAGAGCCTGACAAAGGTGACGGCGCATATTCTTTTGAAAAGTTCCCTAAAACAGTTGAAGATTTAGAAAGAGAATATCCAGATGCCGTTCTTGACGAGCTTGACTTTTCTTCAGGTGACAATGAATTCCCTTGGGCTTACAAAGCAGGAGACAAGAAAATAGTTCTCTTGAATGATTTTTATGAGAAGAAGAAGAAGCGTAAGAAAATTCTAAAATTGTCAAATGGAACGGTTACAAACAGTGATGAGTATGAGTTGTTTTTGTCTGAATGGCAGAAGCTTGGAACATTACAACAGCCCCCCATGGTGGTTGATGATAGATACATCGAAGACACTGTTATTTGTAACTATGTTTTCATTGGGAACGAAGTATTAGATTACAAAGAAACAATCTTCACTTATTTGCCCCATATATTTTACTGTGGTAATGGCGTTTATTTGCGCGAAGGTGATGGCCAAGGTGAGATAAAACAATTTACAAAACCTTATTTCTATAACGCTATTGGTGTGCAGAAACTAAAGAATCTTGCTGGTCAAAAAATTGCAAATGAGATTGAAAACTTTTCTCCGTCCAAGTTTATGGCTGATAAGCGATCAATTCCTATTCAGTATTTAGACCAATGGCTCGAGCCACAAAAAGCCAAGACGTTAATTTATGATGCATTTACAAAAGATGGGACGCCACTACCTCCTCCCACAAGCGTTTTGCATCCTCCAATACCTCAAGAAATATTTGGTACGTTTACATCGGCTGATCAGACTATCCAATCTATTTTAGGCGCTTATGATCCAACTGTTGGTGTTAACAGGGCTCAGCTTTCAGGAACTGCTATTGTTGAAGGTGCTACCCAAACAAACTCAGCTGCAATGCCATTTGTAACTAACTACATGGCTGCATTAAATCAGGCCGCTTTGTTTATGATTGACGTTATCCCTAAGATTTATAATACGCCAAGAACGATTCCTGTAATTGATAGCCAGGGGAAACATACCTACCGTCAAATTAATACCGGCAGTCAAAATATGTTCAATTACGATCCAAGCGACCTTAATGTATCTGTTGAGTCTGGCGTTAATTATGAGGTTCAAAAGAATAGAAACATTCAGCTGCTTGCTACATTGGGTCAAGCATTCCCAGCAATTGGGCAGTTTGTTAATGATGCGGCATTGCCTTATATCTTTGACAATCTTGACATCGAAGGTGCAAAAGAACTTAAAGACGTTGCTATGCAATGGATGAAGGCTCAAAAGCAAAATGCTGCTCAAAATGCACAGAATAACCCACAAATGATTGCTTTAAATCTAAAGAAACAGGAGTTAATGCAGAATGCCCAGGCTCAGCAATCCAATGTTCAACTGAAGCAAGCTGAGTTAGCAATGAATGCAGAAAAGATTCAGACCGATAAATTTGAGGCTATGATTAAATTCTTTAGCGAGCATCAAGATAATCTTGTTCAAATGATTAAAGCAAATACAGAGCAAAAAACAAAAGCTATGGAATTTGCTATGAAGAAAGTTGATCAAGACCATCAGCACGCAAAAGATATCATTGATACCATTCAGGCTATAAGCCAAAAAGTTGAAAAAACAGGGGGAAATGAAAGTGACAGCGCAGATTAATATTGAAGATTCACAAAGGGTATTTACGGGAGGGGAGATTTCGGTATAATTATGCTTCATAATTTTTTAACCTCAATCCCCCTATTATCGCGCCAACGAACTGGGGGTATTGTTCCTCATTTTATCCCTATATGACCGATAGATTTAACCCGCTTTATAAATTCAAATCCGACGTTCTTAAATACGTAATGGATCATTATGTAATTGGTATGAAATTGAATTCGAATGATTCTGATGACAATTATAAAGATCGACCTTCATACAAATTCTCAAAGTATATGAACGATCTTGAGCGAAACGCTTATATTCGTAAAGAAGAGATAGGCAAAATGACGCTCGACAAAGCAAAAGAAATCTTTAAGACATTTAAATAGTTCTACGTAGAACATCACAATTGCAATAATCCACTCTTTCTATTTTCCCCCACTCTCTATTTTCCCCCACTCTCTATTTTCCCCCACTCTCTATTTTCCCCCACTCTCTATTTTCCCCCACTCTCTATTTTCCCCCACTCTCTATTTTCCCCTATTGACTAAATATTTTTATTATTATCCTGTGGATAACCTGTGGATAAAGTGATATTATCTGTGGATAAGTTACGGGAACTATAACCCGGTTAAACGTAATCATACGGTCAAAATGGTCACCACTGGCGTGTTGCTTGGTCTACCGTGATGGGGTTAACAGTCAAAAAGGGTTTAATTGAATGCAAGAGAATCAAGATTTAGGGTTAGGAACGCAAGAAGTTAAGGCTACTCAGCCAGCAGCTACAACGGTTGCTCCGTCTGTTGAGCCTCAAGCTGAAAAGCTTTTGTCTCAGCACGAAGTAAATAGTTTAGTTGGTGGGGCGAAGCAAAAGGGTTTTGAGAAGGGTTATGCTCAAGCGTTAGCTGAAGCTCAAGCGAAAGCTCAAGCGCAACAACCAACGCAACCAGCGCAACCAATAACGCAACCACAAGCGCTATCAGATGAAGATAGAATTCGCCAGATAGCAGCTCAGGAATTTGAAAACCATGCAAGAGCGCTTAGAGAGAAGGCATTGCAGGAACAGCAAGAGGCGCACGGCCAACAAATTGCCAAGCAGCTTGCTGCTAAAGTTTCTATAGCTGCTGAAAAGTATCCTGACTTTAATGACGTTGTTAAAGAAGTTGATTATGTAAACAATTTTCCAGACATTTTGAGCCTTTCAAATACGGTTGATAATTCTGGGGACGTTCTTTACGACCTGGCTAAGAATCCAGGGAAAATAGCAACTCTTAGACAATACATTCGTGATCTACCTGCAAATCTAGTTCAAAAAGAAATTTTGCGTATGTCTGAATCAATTAAGGCTAATCAAAATGCCTTAAATGCTACATCCGCTCCTTCTCCGCTTGCACCTATTAAGCCGTCGAACACTGGAACAGACAACGGCAAGATTAAGAGTGCAGCAGATTACAGGAAGCAGTTCGCCGGTATCGGTTAGCACAACTTACTTAGCCTGAGTCTAATAAACTTACTATGAGGCTAACATGTCAAATTTATTACAAACGGTTGCGACGTACCAAGCGTCGGACTTAGGAATCCTGCAAAACTTATATTGCGGAATCCACACCTTCAACAAAAAATTCTTGAACTTTGAAAAGCTTATCGGAAACTTAGGCACAAGCGTTGATTTCGATTTGCCACCAAGAATGATTGGTCAAGACTCTTTGGTTGTTACAACTTTTGAAGGCGTTGAGCAAAGAAAACGTACTTTAACCGTTGATAAACAACGTGCGGTTGCTTTTGCATTCACCGCTCAAGAGTTAATCTTCAACATCGACAAGCTTGACTACCGAAATAAAGTCGGTAAATCAGCTATGGCGGCTTTAGGTTCTTCTATTGAAGCCGATATTTTGTCTAAGATTTTGCCAAGTACTTATCGTTTTTATGGAAACTGTCAAAGTTCTGGTATTAACTCTTATACACAGCTAGCAACAGCTTTAACCTATTTCAGAAACTACGGTTCAGTTCCTTATTCTGAAACAAAAGCTTATATTCCAGATATTGCTTACCCAGCAATCGTTGGTTCAGGCTTAAACTTATTCATTCAGAAAAAGAATGATGAGACAATTAATAGCTGGGATATTGGTAATTTTGACCAATGTAAATTCTATCGCTCTAACTTACTCCCACGTCATCAAGCTGGAACAGTTGGAGAAGATGATCTTACATTAACCGTAACAAGCATTGATTCAACCAAAACTCAAATCACCTGCTCAATCACTCATGCAAATGACGCTGATGCGCTTAAACAATATGACTTAGGTTATTTTGTTGATAACGTTTCTGGCGAAACCAACATGCGTTATTTAACTTGGACTGGCTATCAAGTTTCTTCATGCCCTGTTCAGTTCAATATCACTGCTGATGCGGGAATTACGTCAAACTCAATTACGTTTAATATTTATCCTGCATTAATTCATGACACAACCAACCCTAACTGCAATGTAAATACAGCCGTATCTGCTGGTATGCAAATTAAGGTTATGCCAAGTCATAGAGCTGGTTTGATCTGTGGTGATGACGCTGCTTTCTTAGCAATGCCTCGTTTACCTGACCAATCTCCTTTTACGACATCAAATACTTCGGATGAAGACTCCGGTGCGTCAATTCGTTTGACAACTGGTTCTGCATTCGGTGGAAACAGCACAGGTAGTATTTATGATGCAATTTGGGGTAAAGAAATTGTGCCTGAATATAGCATGCGCTTACTTTTCCCACCTTTATAAGGAAAATTGACTTGTTAGCAGTTCAACTTATTAACAAGGCTTACATCTACTCCGGGGTTGTCGCTCGATCGCTTGATGCGGTCAGCGGCGACCAGGGGGCAGATGGTCTCACCCTTTTTAATGATATGTTGGCTGAAAAATCTATGACGGGGGATTTAGTCCCTTATTATGGGAAAATAGTTGTTCCTACGGTCGATGGCCAAACCGAATATTTCGTTCAGAATTTAATTGATATCTCGACGTTAACGTTTAATTTAAATACCGTTAGATTTGCCACTGGCTTAAGAAAACGCCAAGCCTTCTTTGGAAGTTCTCGCGCTGATAACATAAAAAGCTTGCCTTATACGTATTTTTGGGAAAGATCAAATGGCGGCGCTAAGATATATTTATACTTCATCCCAAATCAAAATTACCCGCTAACAATTACGGGCAAATTCTTTTTAGACAGCGTAACCAATGATACAGACTTGGATTTAACGCTTGATCGTTATTACCAGCTATATCTTACGTACTGCTTAGCTGATTACATTTGTACGTGGAATAAGGTAACTCCAAATCAAAATGTTCTTAAAAAGATAGGAGAATTTGAAGATAACCTATTTAACATGAACTCTGTTGATTACTCCTGGACAAAAGTTCATACACTTTCTGATAGCCCTGATTTTATTAATTATGCTCAGGCGGCAATCGGTAAGGCATGGGTGCCTTAGTGGGTCTATCTCAATCTCCTCATTCCGGTAATGCTCAACTACAATTCCCAACATCTCAAATGTTGCCTTTGGATATAGTTGGGTCAAATACGTATGGTAGGTTTGCTCAGATATCTCCAGCAAGAACAATAAATATGTTTATTTCTGATAATTCCTTGGTGAATCTTCCTGGGTATAAAGTTGTTCAACAAATAGGGGGTGGTGGAGAAGCTAGACAGCTTTACCCAAGCACTTCTTATAACCATCAAATTGTTGTTGTTGGATCTACTGTTTATACGATATCTCCCAGTTATGCCGTTGCTGAAGTTGGAACATTGGAAACGGATACTGGCGATGTTTATATTGCTGAAAATTTAGCCGGTCAAATTGCCATATCAGACGGGAAAGATATATATATTTTCAACTGGAAATTAGAGACCTTTACAAAAGCAACAATAGACTTCTTGCCTGGGACTATTGCTTATCAAGATACTTATTTTATTGCACCCGATACATCTACAAACAAATGGCGATTGTCTGGAAATAATGATGGATTAGATTGGCCTGCTTCGGCTTCAAATGTCGGTGAATTGCAGACAAAACCAGGTTTTTCTGTTGCTGTTGTTCCTGTTGATAGACAACTGTTTGTTATGGGAACAAATGTAACTGAGCCATGGCAAGACGTTGGTGCTCAGTTATTCCCATATCAGCGTAGTAATTACTACAGTATTGATTACGGGTGCTTGTCTCCTGCAACAATTGCATTTGGTTATGGATTTTTAGCTTGGTTAGCATCTAATGAAAAATCAGGCATTTCAATAATGGTTTCATCGGGTGCTCAACCAAAAAGATTATCTACGGATGGAATAGACGAAGAATTGAGCAATATACAATTTCCGAAATCTTCTTTTGGCTTTATGTATCGATTAAATGGCCATGTTTTGTATCAATTAACATTTACGCAAGATAATAAGACTTATATCTATGATTTTGAGACGCAAAAATTCTTTACTGCAACCGATGAAAATCAGAACCATCATATTGCAAAGAGGGTGTCATATTTCAATGGGAAATATTATTTTATTAGCTTTAATGATAATTTTCTTTATGAAATGGATACAAACTACACAACATACGATGGAAAACAAATTCCTAGGGCTAGAGTTTGCTCACCTTTGCGCACTCCACTTTCAGATAACTTTATTGTTAACAACATTACTGTCACGCAATCGGCTGGGCAATCAATCGGAATTCAAAGAATCGACTTAACCAAAAGCATTGATGGCGGAGTTTCTTACGGTAATACCGTTAGCCAAAAAATGAATGCTTACGGTAAACGACCAAACCTATTCCAATTTTATAACTGTGGCATGTCTAACAATGCCGTGTATCAATTTAGATTTCTGGGTGATAGTCAGTTTTGCGTTAATGGGGCGGTCGCGGAGATATCAGTATGAACATACCAAATATCCCTCCAATGTCTACGCCATTTGTTAATGCTGAAGGTCATGTCACTGAAGTTTGGTACAACGTATTAAATCAATTAATTATACAAATGCAGCAAAACGTTTCGAATGAGGGTTTTAAAACGCCACAACAAAGCACTTTTAATATATCTGCTTTGAATAATACAAAATCGATTGGCGCTCTTTTGTATGACAACGATCTTCACTTATTGAAAGTGAATATTAACGGTACTTTTAAAACAGTTTCTACATTACCTTAATTTAGGTGGGAATATGCAAGATTTTGGAATGGGCGGAATGGGTGGTGGCATTGGCGGAGCTGCTGGTGGAATAGCGTCTGGATTATATGGATTATTTGGCGCAAGCAATCCATATGATGCGGGTCAGCAATATTATGGCCAGATCCCCGGTATGCTTCAGCAATACTTAGGTAAATATGCTAACCAAGGCGATACAGCTTTTAATAATCAAAACTATTACATGAACCAAGGTCAGCAAGCTGGCGGAACATTGAGTGATCAATTAAATGGTCTCGTCAATGATCCAACAGCTAAAATGCGTCAATGGGGATCAACTTTTCAGGCGTCACCTGGATTTAATTGGCAGGTTGGGCAAGCAACCGGTGCGGCTAACAGAGCCGCTGCTGCTGGTGGTATGGCTGGTTCTCCTATGGAACAACAGCAGCTAGCAACGACTGTAAACGGGTTAGCAAATCAGGATTACTACAACTATCTTAATTACGCTCAAAATCTCTATGGTTCTGGTATGGCAGGCCTTCAAAATCAATACAATATGGGCGGACAAATTGGTCAAAACATGTATAACACAGCAGCTCAAATGACTAATAGCTTGGCTCAAAATCTTGGCGCAGCATATATGAACCAAGGAAATCAAGCAGAGTCTGGCTCTAATTGGGATAACCAAAATACTGCTGGATCTCTTGGTTCTATTGCGGGAGGCGCGGCAACTTTAGCGGCATTTTTATGATCCCAGTTCAATCGCCTAATTTTCAAACATGGAACGACATTAATGCTTTTGGCCAAGGGTTTACGGGCGCTCAAGATATGTACGCCAAAAACGTACAAAACCAATATTTGCAACCAACATTACAGCAAGAATTATTAAAAGCTCAGTATAACAATCAGTTATTGGGTGCTCAGGCACAATTAGCGCAGCCAATGGCTCAAGCTGGATTAGCTACTGCGCAAGCTCAAGCGCCATTAATGAATGCGCAAACACAAGAAGCCCTATTGGGTAAAATACCTCAAGAGCAAGCATCTGCAAATTTATCGAACGTAACAGCTCAATATATGCCGTTTGATAGTCTTGTAAAAGCTCAAAACACCATAAACTCTAACCAGAGATTTGGCTGGGCGTATCAATTAAGAAATTGGTTAAACCAGCTCCCCCCTGCAACTAAAGCTGCATGGATAGCTCAAAACCAACAGCAGTATAATGACATGGGTGCAGCGCTTGGTAACTCACAAAACACTAATTACATAACACCTCAAATTGTTGGGCAATATTTCCCAGGTCTAAATGCGAGAGTTCCTCTTACTCCTCAAGCTCAGCAACAGGTCGCTCAGCAAGCTCAGCAACAAGCTACTGCAGCTATGCCTGGTGCAGCGGCTGCAGGAATGGGAAATCTTGGGCAATATTTGTCTCCTAAACCTGGGGTTCCCTTATCAAATCAGTTAAATCAAGCAGCTCAGCCTCAACAGCCAACGGCTCAAGTCGCTAACAATATTGCGCCTGGTGGTTTTGGCTTCCAATCAACACCGGATATAACGGCTATTACTAAAAACGCAAGCATGATGGCGGCTAACAAGGATTTAACTACTGGTACAACAAATACAAGATATCAAGCTGCTATTGCAGCCGATAATCTATTGAATAGCCCATCTGTCGCGCAAGGATTTAACACATTAGCAAAATATAGCGGAATTCAGGGAATGACGGATGCTCAAGCGCAAAGAATATTGTCTCCTCAAGAATGGGCAAATTATTCTTCCGCTAGAGACCAAATGAGCAGCATTCTTTCTGGTTCGATTAAACAATTAGAAAGCATGCCAACAAGTAATGCGGGTTTAGAAAATGCTAAAAATTATTTTCAGCAGGCTCAGCAAGCATTGATGAAAAATGCTCCGGCTTATATGAGTTATGTTAATCAAGGAAGACAATATTTAGATGCCGAAGCTAAGGCGCTTCAAACTGCTGCTAATCCAGTATTTAATGTAAACAGGCTCCCTTCTCCGGTTACTTACCCTGGAACTCCAGCACCTCAAGCTCAAGCGACAAGTTCAACTGCTCCAGCAAATACCGTTCAAATGTCATACCAAGGGAAAATTTGGCATGTCCCCGTTGATAAGGTTGGGATTATGAAAAAAAATGGGGGACAGATAATTGGCTGATTTTGACCCCACTTCCATAGGTGCAGTTCAAGCGTTTGATCCATCATCGATAGGTGCTGTTCCTGCTTCAACTGTAGCGCCTGCTTCTCCTTCTGATTGGACGCTTGCGGGAATGGCTCAAATGCCTGGCTATGTTGCAAGCCTTGGCCGCTCAGCGGTTCAGGGTTTGACTAATATGGGTGGAAATATTATTGGTGATGTTGGAACAGGTTTAAGTGCAATTGGTTCACCAAATTTAGGTGCTAAATTGCAGGCAATTGGCAACCAAGCGGCAAATGTTACTCCTCAACAAATGGGTATATCTAATCCTGATATTGGTAACAGAATTGTACATGGCGGCGTTCAGGCATTGCCTTATATGGCCGCAGCATCAGAACTTCCTGCTGAAGAATTACTTTCTAAATTAGGCGCTATGCCGTCAATGAAAAGCTTGATTGCTCCAGTATTAAAAGGTTCTGCGTTTGGTGCTTCATATGGATCAACTCAATCAGACCCAGGGAATGCTTTATCTGGTGGCGTTATTGGTAGTTTAGTTGGTGCTGCTGGTGGGTTATTGCCTGGAGCTATCAGCGCAGCTCCAGCTATAAAAAACTTTATAACTGGCTCTACATTGCAGGACGAAGCAAATAGTATTTATGGCGATTTGGCAAGAGGGAAAACGGCAACGGGTCTTAATAAAACTAATACAGAAAATATTATTTCTAATTATAATGCTAAGAAGGCAGCCATTAATCAAGGATATGGACAGCTAAATCAAGACGCAATTCAATCTGGTTATTTGCCTACTGGTAATAAACCAATTGCTGGGCTATATGAATCTGTAAATCAAAAGTTTATTGACCCAAGTAAAGATACGTCAGATGCTATTGATAATTTATCTTCAAAACAAGATGTTGATAGTCCATTAAAAAATATTAGCTCTGGATTAAAAGCAGCTATACAGCAATATAAGTCATCACCAACTTTTGCCAATGCACATACTCTTCAATCATTGCTTGGAAATGAAGCGGCTGATTTTATGAATGGAGTTTCAACAGATATAGCCGATAAGCAAACAGCAGCAACTCTAAATTCAGCTAGAAATAGTTTAAAAGACGATATTATTAGTAATTTCAACCAAAACGGCGACCAAGATCTAGCATCAAGATATCAGGGTTTAAGTGACCAATATAAGAATCAAATAGTCCCATATATGAAAGTTTCTCAGGTATGGAATGCAATAAGGGGTAAAAACTACCCTGCAAATATTATTAAAACATTATCAAACGATGATGACGCTGGTTACAATCAAATAATCCGTAATGATTTGCAAGCTAACCCAGATCATACAGCGCCCGTATTAGCTCAAGCTTTAAAGAATGCTGCAAAACCAGATGCTTACGGAAATATAGAAATTAATTCCCCGCAAAAGTTAATTCAATCATCTAATAGTATGCCGGATAACATCAAGCAATTCATGAGCCCTGAATTAACGCAAAGAATGCAGGCTTTACAAGATGCCCAACAAGCCCGCGATAAATATGCGGCTCCTCTTGCTAAAGTATTAAAAATATTGGGTACAGGGGCATTGCTTGGGACTGGTTTTACGGGTGTAAATAAATTACGGGAGATTCTCTAGATGTCATTAAATAGCAAATACGTTTTGGCTCAAGATTTATGGGAATTATTTACAAATAAAGATACCGGGCAATTCCTTAGGAATGGATATATTTTATTTGCAAAAGACGCATCTCGATTAGAGGGTAAGGTTGTTTATAGATTGTCGGGAAATCCACCCGACTATACGTATGTCCCTTACGGAAGTTTTGACGAAGATGGATTGTGGCGAGTAGACTTAAATAACCAAGGTGCTTACGACTATAATTTATATTATTACCCTTATGACGAATTTGGTAATGTAGAGCTATATTTTGCGCAAGCTTACAGTTCTGATGCGGACGTGCCTGGAGTTTTTCAATTCTCCCGAGCCGCAATTCCTAATGTTTCGGCCGCTTCTGGTGAAACGGTTGTATCAGATAATTTTGTCCCCAATGGGCAATTTTTATTGCATAACAATTTGCCGGCAGTTGGTGTATTTTTAGCTAACGAAATTCGCGCTGATGTAACAGAAATTGCGCCCGGTAATTGGTCATTTGAAAGGTCGACAGGCGCAAACTCAAAAGACTTTGTTTCATTCCCCGTTTACGGATCATGGAGCTCTACGCCTGCAGCAAATCCTAGATTTTCCGCAAGAGCGATTTGTACTGATCCTGGCTCTGGTGTATCTGTAAAAAGATTAGCCCTTAAGTTTGCAAACGTAAACAGATTTTCATCGGATACTCAGACTTATACCTTTGCATTTAATGCGTATTTAGGCTCTGGTAGCAATCAAACAGTTGAACTTGTATTAATTAAAAATTTTGGTACTGGTGGTTCAGCATCAACAACAACTTCTTTGACAAGCTTCAACATTACGTCAACTGATACGGTTTATGATTTTTCTTTTACGTTTGGAACAAATGAAAATAAAACCATAGGAACGTTAAATGATGATTACGTTCAGATAGCTTTAAATCTTCCGATAAGCGCGTCGTTTGACATCATTACAACAGATTACTTGTTAACGACTGGAACAGTTTCTTCTCCATTATTCCCAGAAGTTACAAATCAGCAAATCATATCTGAAACATTAGGGGGTGGTTTCCCAATCCCTAGTTATTCCGGTGCTAACTTATATCTTCCTCCATTACAAACATTAAACGGATGGACTTATGACACTGGCGTTATTGGATCAATAAGATTTTCATCTGCTTTAAGTGATAAGCAAGGTTGGGAAATAGAAGCGGATGGTGCGCAATATGAAACGGCAGCCTTAAATGCTTTGTCAATCCCTTATTCACGGCTTGAGGATAAATATTGGGATGAAACAATTCTGTGTCCTATTCACGGAACAGGAAGAGATTTTGTTACTCAATTTCTTGATGAGCCAACACCCGACCAATCATCTTTTTTTACTACTAATAAAGCAGGTGTTCAATCCGCTGCCACTGATGGTGCTATTGCAACAGGTTTTACGTTTAACAGTATATGTTCTGGTGCTGCAACAATAAACTTAAGGGCGTGGGCTCAACCTTCAGATACAAAAATGATTGTTTATTCAAACATTCTTGGCGCGCCTTTATCTAACCCAACTGCTGGGACATCTGGGTTTGTTGTAAGCAATATTAGGCACGACGCATCAACAAATGCATTGTTTTCTGTAGACATTAATAGCATCGCCGCTTCTACCTTAGGCGGTAAATACATTTTATTTTCAAATACAACAACCAGTTATTACTTGTGGTTTAAATATAATGGTGCTGGTTCTGATCCTGCCGTAGGCGGAAGAACGGGTATATTAGTAAATCTTTATACTGGTTTTACAGCAACAAATATTATTTATGCCATGGTTTCCGCAGTAAATAGATTTGAAACTTCAGAAATCATTTTTACAGCTGCATCTGCTGTTACGGCTGGGTCTTACTGGACATTTGCTTGCGCAACCGGTGATTTTTATGTCTGGTACAAAAAAGACGGTGCTGGTGCTGATCCTGCCCCAGTAGGGAAAGTGGGAATACAAGTTGACCTTATTGGGACAGACGCAAGCGGCGTTGTTTCTTCTAATACAGTAACGGCTATTAATAGAAAATATTTTGCTGCTCCAGATTATAGGGGACAGTACTTTAGAGTTACGGATAACGGCGCTGGTGTTGACCTTCACGCAGCAACAAGATTTACAAATACCCCAAATTATTATGGTGATAAACCAGCTACTTATGAGCTAGATGGGATATTGACGCATTTTCATGATTTTGAGTATCAAGCGACATCATCTGCTGGAAATGTAGCCGATGCTGGGGGCTCGTATCAACCTATTGCTGGCTTCCCAACTTATTCATCTGTTACGGCAAACGCATCAAACGCCCCTGGACAATCAGAAAATAACACCAAGAACGTTACCGTAAATGTTTACATCCACCTTTAACTACTAGGAGAAAATCATGTCTACACCTTTTGTTTTGCAAAAAGACTTAAACGGAAGCGTTACCTTCGGTTTCCCTTTTGTTGTTTCGCATCAGAATGTGACCCTTACGCCAAACGTTGCGCAGTCAATTATAGTTCCAGAAGCAACCGATACGGTTTTGATTACCTATAGTGGTGGTTCTAATGTTTGGGTAAACGCTTTAGGGAATACAGCAACTTTACCTACTGGAACTTTTTCAGACACCGGCTGTGAATTAAATCCTGTTGTTAGAAGCGTAAAAGTTGGACAAACCCTCTCTTTCATATCGAATGCAGCGGATCAAATTAATGTTAACTTTTTATTAATCTACAATATGGGTTATGGAGTTCAACCATGATTTCCTACGTAGCAACCTTAAATTTTATAAATACCTATCCGTATTCATCTGGTGTTTATTCATTTGAGTCAAAAACATCCCGTGTATATCCAATCGGAGATTTAGAGCGGATTACCGAGGCGTCTGTTACTCGAGTAACCGAAGACGGCGTAACTCGTATAACTGAATAACTTTTTTTAACTTTGGAGATATAGAAATGGCAATTTTAAGTTTTGTAGCAAACACCACTGGTCAAGTTGGAATTGATCCACGCATTGTAAAAATCATCTCAAATGATGTTTACGCAACGGTTACAGCGGAAAACTATTTATCTAATTATTTGAGTGATCTTGATGATAAAGATATTGTCGCGCTTAATTATAACGATGGAAATGGTGGAACAATTTCTCAGTTTTTTACATTAACAATAGTTGGTAAAGATATCACTTTAGTTCCAGGTCAATTGACCCCTTCCTCAACAGCTGGCCAAACAATTTCAGTTGAAACATCTTCTGCAACACCTGGAACTTTGCGTGCGATTAGAGGGTTAGCAACTGGGGAAGCATCCGTTCAAACGAGTGGCAACTTAGTTGGCGTTCGCGGTGAAGTTGATATGGTTGGTGCTTCTGGCGGATTCTTTTACGGTACACAAGGAAAAGTAATTCCAACCGGAACATTGTCAGGTTCTGCGTGGATTGCGGGTGTTTTTGGTCAGTTCGATTTAAGCGGTGCAACATTAACCGCTGCTCAAACTGCAACAATCTGGGGCGATTACGGCACAACTGCAACCGCTGGAACTTATTCTGGTGCGCGCGGTATTGCTATGACGAACACCACAGCGGCTAAGTTAAACGCCCAACTTTATCTGTATGGTGGAGCAACAAACTTATTAGAACTCGTTGATAACAACGCGTTGGTTGGCGCTACTTATTTTGTGGCAGCTGGTACATCAGCAGGCAGCGCAGGTGACACAACAAAATGTAATGCATCACATGTTCTTAAAATTACTGTAAATGGAACAAATTATTGGTTGCCATTGTTTGCTAGCAACTCATAAGGATATTTATGACTAAAGAAAAACTTAAAGAACGTCTTCATGAAATCGAGCAAAACATTAATAAAATCGATTCTCATATAAAGCAATTATTGGCAAATCTAAATATGTTAGATGGCGGAAAGCAAGAGTGCTTGCATTGGCTTAAAGAACTGGAGAAAGTAGATGGCAACTGAAAAAATATCGGAAATGACGCTAATAAGTAATGCGTCAACCACTGATCTTCACGAAGTTTCAAGATTGGTAAGCACTTCACCAGATGTTTGGGTAACTTATAGTGAAAGTAATGCGCAACTTATTACTCTTCTTACTACAAGCCTTCCGAGTGTCCAATTAAACTATAACGGGTTAAACATAAAAGATCCCACTAATACTTATTTATTAAATGTTATCGCTGGAAGTTCTCAAACGGCTAATCGCTCTTTAACGCTTTCAACGGGGAATGCAAACAGAACATTTACCATTAGCGGGAATCTTAGTTTTGCTAACGATTTTCAAACGTTAGGTAATTATCCGATCACTTTAAATGCCTCGGCATCTACAAACGTAACGCTTCCAGTAAGTGGAAATTTATCTACGGCTAACGGTGTTGAAACGTTAACAAATAAAACAATCAGCGGAGCATCAAATACTCTGTCAAACATTGGTAATTCGTCATTAGTTTATAGCGCGATTACAATTAATGGTAATTCTGTAAGTTTGGGTGGCAGTACGACTGTTACCGCAGCCGTTCCTTACCCATTAACAGTGTCTACCGGTCTTCAATTAAATTCTGGTACTACTTATGATGGTTCTGTCGCTAAAACTATTAGTATTGGGTCATCTGTTGCTACTTTAACCGGATCTCAAACCTTAACAAATAAAACAATGAGTGGTGCGTCAAACACTTTCTCTAACATTGGGAATTCTTCGCTTGTATATGATTCGATTACCATTAATGGTGAATCTGTATCATTGGGTGGCTCTATCGATGTTTCATCAGAAACGACTTACCCTTTAACGGCAGGTACTGGGCTTGAATATAATACAGGAACTACTTTTAATGGTTCTGTCGCTAAAACGATGAGTATCAATTCGTCGGTTGTTACTTTAAATGGAGCTCAAACATTAACAGATAAAACTGGTGCAGGCATGATCCTTCAGGATAATGCTGGAACTCCGTCAAAAATTAAAACTACCACAAAGATTATTGACAATTCTGATCCAACAAAAACGCTTTCGTTTAACTTGTCAAACGTCGATACAGGGGTAAATTTATCCATAAAAGCTTATGGCCAAACCGGGGGAGACAATCCCATTGAATGGACGCTTCCTGCTAGGGTAGGTGGTCTATCAGATTCTTTTGTTGGCGTTTATGCTGAACAAACGCTGTTAAACAAAACGGGTGCAGGCATGACGCTTGAGGATTATTCCGGTACTCCTTCGAAAATTAAAACCACGTCAAGAGTTATTGATAATTCAGACCCAACAAAAACACTCCGTTTTGACTTATCTTCAATGCAAACCGGCGTAGACGTTTCCATAAAAGTAAAGGGTAACTACGAAGTTGATGCAAACCCTATTGAATGGGAAATTCCATTAACGCCAGATTCTAGCGGAGATACATTTGTCGGTTGTATTACACCGCAAGATTTAACCGATAAAACCCTTATAAACGGCTATTGGAGTTACGGAACTGTAATTGTTAGCGCCTCTGATTCAGGCGCAGTTTTTACAGATAATGCTAACGCAACAAAAACTATGCACATAGATTTGAGTAGCTTAGCCGAAAGTACTGATGCGCAATTAAAGTTTGCGGCTGGCGTTGTTATTACTACTCCTTCCGTAACGTCTACTTTATCAACGCTAGGTAAAAATACTTATACTGGCGCTCAATCTGTTACCCCTGCTGCCTTAACAAGCTCTTCAAATCATATAGCTACAGACGCTAGTACTAGTAACGTTTTCACTGTAACCATGACAGAAAACACAACGTTGGATAACCCTACTAATTTAGTTACAGGAACTATCTACACTTGGATTTTCACTCAAGGTGCTTCTCCTTATACGCTTGCATTCGGTAATAAGTTTAAATGGCCAGGTGGTACAGCATTAACGATTAGTACTGGAAGCGGTGAAGTAGATGCGATAAGTGCTGTTTATAACGGAACTAATTTGCTAACCGTAATTAGTGGGCAAGACTTCTCTTAAGGTAAAACTATGTTTTCTGGATTAATGTTCAAGCAGCAAGAAGCCGTCACATCACTTGATTTTACTTTTTCAGTAAAAACAGATAATGCTGGGACGTCTTCCAGTACTCAATTTAAATATCCCACTATTTCCGGTGGGTCATATAATTGCGTGGTTGATTGGGGCGATGGGAATACAAGTACCATTACCACTTACAACGATGCTGCTTGGACACACACCTATTCTTCAGCTGGAACATACACCATAAAAATATCTGGTGTATGTACTGGAATATTTATGAACGGCGACAATTTGAAATGGTTGACTATTTCAAATTGGGGAATATTTAATCCTGGAAATTCTGGAAACTGGTTTCTTAACTGTTCAAACCTAACCATTACCGCAACTGATGTTCCTAGCCTTACGAGCGTAACGACTTTTGCTGCTGCATTTAAAGGCTGTAGTGCAATTACCACGATACCAAATATTGGCACGTGGAATGTTTCTTCTATTACAACTTTTGCCTCAATGTTTGAGGGAGCAACATTATTTAATTCATCTATAAATGCGTGGACTATAAGTAGCGCAACATCTTTTGGGTCAATGTTTAAAAATGCGTCTACATATAATCAGTCAATGAACTCATGGGTTCTTCCATCTTCACTCACAAATATGGCATCTATGTTTGAGGGTGCTACAGCGTTTGACGGAAATATAACTTCTTGGGTATTCCTAACAAATTTATCTTTAGCTTCAATGTTTTTTAATGCATCAAACTTTAATCAAGCTATTGGGTCTTGGGGTGGTCTTAATTATGTAACAAATGTGACAAGCTTGTTTAGAGATGCTACCTCGTTTGACCAGTCTTTAAGTTCATGGAATTTATCAGCTGTAACAACTACCGCTAATATGTTTCAAGGAGCGTCTGGTTTTAATTCAGCTATTCCAACGTTTGGGACTTCGTTAACTAACGTAACGTCAATGTTTAGAGCTGCAACTTCATTCAACCAAAGTATTTCATCAATTAATACTACAAATGTAACCAACTTTAGCAGTATGTTTTATGAAGCCATTTCATTTAACCATTCAAGCATTACCACTTTAAATACAAGCAAAGGTTCTAACTTTACGTCAATGTTTAGAGGGGCGACTTCTTTTAATCAGAACATTAATACAAGCGGTAGTTATTGGGTTATTACTTCTATTGGTGTTGTAGCTGTTTCTTCAATGTTTTTGGATGCAACTGCTTTTAACCAAGATATATCAGGTTGGGATGTAACGGCGGTAGCTGACACAACGGATATGTTTAATGGCGCCACATCATTTAACCAAAACTTGGGTGCGTGGCTTCCATTTAATCTTCAAAATGCAACCAGAATGTTTTATGGTGTAACGCTAAGCACAGCAAATTACAACGCATTTCTTGTTGCTTTAGATAACACTGTGTCATTTTCTGATGTCGTGTTTGATGGAGGAAACTCTAAGTATGACTCGACAACCGGCGGAAATGATGGAACGTATGCGCGGAATGATTTAATAACAATTTGGAATTGGAATATTACTGATGGTGGGCACGTATAGTTAATGAAAAACAAAAAAAAAATCAATTCTAAAACGGCTTCATCTTTAAAAATACATTCATATATATTAGATATGCATACTGAAGATATACGAATGCTAAGAGACAGAACGCACGACCTTAAAAGTAATTTGGAGGGATTGAGTGTAAATGTTAAGGTGATTCACGATAGTCTTACTGAAATAAAAAAGTTCCAAACAGATATTTCATCAAAACTTGATCAAATAACGCATGTAGTCGATAATTTGGAAAACGTAAAAAAATTAATCACATCTGGTAAATTTTGGATATTCTTTGTATGGATAACTTTTATAGGTGTTATCGTTGTTATAGATAACTTCGAAAGCTTCAAAAAACTTTTTGGATTTAATTGATATGCAAGATTTATCTTTTTCGTCTGCTAACAAATTAGAAGAAATTTTAACTGATAGGCTGATGATTTCAGAAGGGTTTCGTCAATTTCCTTATAAAGATTCTGTTGGGATATTAACTATTGGATATGGCAGAAATTTAGCTGAGGTAGGAGTTAATAAAGAAGAAGCTAAATATTTGTTAATTAATGATTTAAAAACGGCCATATTAATTTGTAGGTCAAAATTAGACTGGTTTAATGAGTTAGATCTAATCAGGCAGTCTGTTATAGCAGATATGGTATTTAATATGGGTTTTAACAGATTTCTTAAATTTAAAAAATTTATTAATTTTATTATTGATAAAGATTATGCAAATGCATCAAAAGAAATGTTAAATTCTTTGTGGGCTACACAAGTAAAAGGAAGAGCTACTAATTTATCAAGAATATTTAAAGATGGGAAAATATAATGGAAGATAATGATAAAATTAAAAAAACTTTTTCTACAATTAAAAGAAGAGGAATTAAAAATTGGAAAACGACGGCATCTGCCGCGCTGGCAGTATTGGGATCATCCATGAGCTATTTCCCTGGAATCGTTGGGATAGTAGGAACTGTCCTGCAAGATATCGGTATCGGGTTGCTTGGTTTTTTTTCAGCAGATATAGATAAAAAGCAGGACGAGTCAATTAATAATAACTAAAAATTATTGTAAGAGTTTTCCCCGCTTTCTTCTTTGCTGTTTTTATTCTCGTCACTCTCATAGCTATCTCTAAATCTTTTTCTACTAACTTCTTCATACTCCCCAAGTATTTTATTTATATTAGCGTTTATTTCATTAGATAGCGTACTTTTATCAATATCATCTATCCTGAAATCTTTATTTATTTTTTTTGATAACCCAATAAGCTTTCTTATTTTTGTGGAGTCTGAAATGTTTTGATCGTTAATTATATTTTTTATTTCACAGTTTTTATTATATATAATTGACTGAAATAAGCTTTTTTCTAGTGAACCGTTCGAGCTGCTTTTTTTCATGGTTAATGAGTCCTATAAAGTTAGATTAATGTTTTTGTCCATACTTTTTTGTGTAACAATTTCCATATATTCTTTTGCGGCGGCTCTGACAAGCGCAGCATGAGATATCTGCGCGCTTGTTTTTTCTTGGTTACTATCATGCGTTAAAAGCATTCTATTTAAACTTATAGAAACTTTTTCAAAATCACCGTAAATTAATCCGTTCATATAATTTCCGTAAGCTATCAAAAAATTATCCTCCATAGTTAAGCCAGGATAAAAGTCTCTTGAAAAAATTACTGGAAATATAAAAGCTCTTACTAATGGATCTTGATTACTCCAATCATAAAATGGATGATGAGCAAGTGCGTCATAAAATTCAGACCCCATCATCGTTGTTTTTAATGTTGATAAAAGTTCTTGATTTCTTTCGTCCATTATCCGCTCCTTATTTCTTCAACAATGGTTTTGATAAATCAAATAATTTTTCTTTTTTTTCTTCTTTATCTTTTTTAATTGTTTTATCGTTATCAATAGTTATAGGCTGTGGGTTATAATAATAATCGCAGTTTTCAACGTTTATTTTAGAGCCAGAAGTATCGACAACGCTTTTGGGTGTTATTGAGTTTGAAGGGCAATCACCTTGAGATCCTAAAACTAAACCATGGTCTATAACTTGTCCGTGCTCATCAGCTTTGCGCCAAAAAAGAAAGCAATAAACATCAAAAGACACTTCTTCTATTCCTGGAGGAACTAAAAAACAATCTCCACTTTTATTGTAATAAATATTATCTCTATCGCGTCTTGGATCAAGTATGTAATTATTAAGATTAATTAAAGTAAATTGGCTAAAGCGAACCACCATATATTTATTTATATTTTCCCCTTTTGGATCTCGCCAAAAATTAATTTTACCTATCGCGGTTGGTAACTGCTTAAATTCATCCGCATCACTTTTATTTTCGTTTGACTTAAAAAAACCACAACACAGATTTTTAAACTTCATAAAAACTCCTATCTTTAATTTAAATTAAATAATCCATAAAAATTACAATCCATCGATATTCCAGTCCAATTTTTATTTAAATTTTATTATATGAATATCTCATGTATTTTTATCACTCACCGTAACCATCGCCATCGCCATCGCTATCACCGTAACGACTGCCGTTAACTTCACCGTCACCGTAACCGTTACCCTCACCCTCCCCATCACCGTAACCGTAACCGTTTCCGTAACCGTTTCCGTAACCGTTCCCGTAACCGTCACCTATACCGCTACCGTCGCCCCAACCAAAACCTTTGCTATTTATTTGGTATAAGCGACTCATATCTATTTATTCATCGCCCTAACCGTAACCATCGCCATCGCCATCACCATCGCCCTCACCGTTACCGTATCCGTATCCGATACCGTCACCGTTACTGTATACGCATCCGCTGCCGTATCCACTGCCGTAACCTAATCCGTTACCGTCACCGCTACCGCGGCCATATCCGATACCATCACCATCACCGTATCCGCATCCGCTGCCGTCTCCGCTACCGTCAGCGTTGTTTTGCATTTGATCTAGATGGCTCATAGCTGCTTATCCATCGTCCTAACCATAACCATCGCCATCGCCATCACCTTCACCGTATCCGTAACCGTCTCCGCTACCGTCACCATCACCCTCACAGTTCCCGTTCCCGTAACCGTCACCATCACCATCACCGTTCCCGGAACCATCGCCATCGCCATCGCCATCGCCATCACCCTCACCATAACCGTAACCGTTTCCGTAACTGTAACCGTCATCGTAATCGTATCCGTTCCCGTAACCGTTCCCAAAACCGTAACCCATACCGCTACCGTTACCCCAGCCAAAACCTTTGCTATTTATTTGATATAAATGGCTCATATCTATTTATCCATCGCCCTAACCATAACCATCGCCATCGCCATCACCGTTACCGTCATCGTTACCCTTACCGTCACCGTAACCGTTACCCTCACCCTCCCCATCACCGTAACCGTTCCCGAAACCGTAACCATTACCGTACCCATCACCGCCACCGTTTCCGTAACCGTTCCCGTAACCGTCACCGAGACCGCTACCGTTACCCCAACCAAAACCTGTGCTATTTATTTGATCTAGATGGCTCATATCTATTTATCCATCGCCAATACCGTTGCCAAATCCGTAACCGATTGAGCAACCTTGGCCTTTACCGTGTAATTCGCCGTAAACAGAACCGGAATAGTCACCGTCACCGTAGCCTTCCCCATCACCCAATCCCTCTCCATCACCTAAACCTCTGCCATCACTGTCTGCGTTCCCAAACCCCCAGCCTTCGCCAAATCCTAAGCCTTTACTATTTATTGGATATAAGCGACTCATATCTATTTATCCTTCACCGAAACCATTCCCGTTACCGCAACCGTAACAGTTGCCACCACCAAATCCGATACAACGATTTTTACCAACCTCTTCTCCGTAACCGGAAAGGTTACCGTCACCGTTACCGCTACCGCTGCCATAACCGCTACCATCACCATCACCGCTACCGCTTCCATCACCTCTACCATCACCGTCACGGTATCCACAGCCATTATTCAAACCTTCGTCAAATACTAAACCTTTGCTATTTATTGGATATAAGCGACTCATAGCTATTCACCCATCACCGCTACCATCACCCTCACCAGCCCCCCAGGAGTCCCCATAACCTGGCACAATAACATCACAATTGTCCAAACAATAAATACAGTCGACTAGCCCGTGCCCATTTCCGTAACCATCCCCATCGCCGAAAGCATCACCTGCTCCTTCCCCACTACCTTTGCCGTCACCGAACCCGTATCCGTTACCGTCAAAGTATCCGTGGCCATAATTGGATCCAAATCTTTTGTTTATCTTATATAAATAGCTCATATTTGTTTATCCGTTCCCATCGCCGAAGCCGGATCCGTTCCCGTTCCCGTAACCTTCACCCTCACCGCATCCGTATCCGTTACCATCACCGTAACCTTTCCCGCCACCGTATCCAGTACCGTAACCGTCATCGTAACCGTAACCGAATCCACCTCTACCATAGAGGCTTTCTCTAAAGAAACCAAAGTCTTTAATTAAACCTTTGCTATTTATTGGGTATAATCGACTCATCCATCACCAATGCCGTCGCCAAATCCGCTGCCATACATACATCCTTTACCCCAGCCGCAACCAAAAGGGCTACCGCTTCCATTACCCCATGCGCGACCACGTCCACACCCATTACCCATACCATCACCTCCGCCATTACCTTTACCGCTACCGTCACCTTCCCCGTCAAAACCTTCACAAAAACCTATCCCGTCTCCGCTACCGTAACCGAAATTATCACCGTATTCATCACCACACCCGTCACCAATACCATCCTCTTCGCCATAACCATCAATATTTATTCTATATAATCTGCTCATATGTGCTATTAAGCCTTTAATTTTATTTTAAGAGCTGACTTTACTTTCTTTATCCACGATTTATTTGGTAAGAGATGTCCGCTTTCAACATTTCCAATATTTGAAGTTGATTTGCCAATTAATTTCGCTAATGCGGCTTGCGTTAATCCTTTTTCTTTTCTTGTAGCTATTATTAGCTTAATGTCTGCTTTTAATTGCTTTCTTTCTTTTGGTGTAACAATACGTATTAATCTGCTCATGTTTATTCCCCTTCATCTGTTAATCAATAACCTTCACCATTCCCTTCACCGAAACCATCACCGTTACCGCAACCTTCACCGTCACCATCGCCGAAACCATCACCGTTGCCATCCCCGTAACCACAACCGTAACCTTCGTCTAAAAAGTAAATGATTCCAATCCCGCCACCTGTGCCATACCCATTCCCATAACATTCGCCGCTGTAGTCGTTTTCTTTTTTTTCTAAATAGCTCATATTTGTTTATCCGTAACCGTCACCGTAGCCTATCCCGTCACCGCTACCATTGCCGTATCCATAACCGTCACCAAAAACGTTCCCGCACCCGTCACCTATCCCAGAACCAATACCGTAACCATCACCGTAACCGTAACTCTCTCCGTAACCGTATCCATCACCGTAGCCTAATCCGCTACCGTAACCGTTACCTCTGCCGTATCCGATACCTTCACCATCACCGTAACCGTATCCGCTGCCGTCTCCGCTACCGTCAGCGTTGTCTTGCATTTGATCTAGATGGCTCATATGTTCTTATCCATCACCGTATCCGTCATCGTCACCCCAACCGTATCCCCTACCATAACCGTCACCATCACCGTATCCATATCCGTTACCATCACCGTATCCGTAACCGATACCGCTACCGTCACCACAACCGCAACCGCTACCGCTGCCGTATCCGCTACCGTCTCTATCACCGTATACGCTACCGCCGCCGTATCCGTAGCGGCTACCGTCAGCGTTGTTTTGCATTTGATCTAGATAGCTCATTTTTTTAAAAGCATCTTATTCTGCTTCAGCAATAGGTGCTTCTGAGATAGTCTTAAAGCAGATTTCAGTAACAGGTATAATTTCGATTGCTTCCAGCCAAAGCAAATCAATTTTTGTTGCTATTCTGCTATTTGATGCGTCTATTCCATAGACTGATAAATCGCTTAATGAAATTCCTTTGTTGCATTTCCATCTCCAAAGTCTTCTTGAATCTTTAAGAATAACTTCGTTACCCGATTTTTCTGATAAAAAACCCGCATGAACACCAGCAGAATAAGTCCTAATAATTACGTATTTCCCCAAAAGATCTTTGCAGATATCTTTTTTATTTATATCGTTAGAAATATCTGTTTTCACGCTCGCCATGGATGAAATCTGGTTAATTTGTCTTAATGTCAAATCGTTAATGTCTATCATGTTTAGCCCTCGCTTAATGTTTAAAAGTTAATTTAATTTACAACCATCATGTACAAAAGTTCCTCTTGATATCCCTATACTTTTAGGTGCATCTATTCCAATTCTTACGTTATTTCCAAATCTACCTAATATATGAAATATTACGTTTTCACCATTAGGTAAATCTAAAACAATTGTTTCTTTTTCTGCTAGATTTGTATTCGCTTGTCGGTTAAGAATTAACATTAAATCCCCTATTTAATCGTTAAACTATAATTTTCTTGTATTTCTACGCCATCAATCTTTTCATATTCCAATACATCCATTAATTTATTCTTATCAAGAACTTCTTCTGTTTTTATTTTATAAAATTCTTTTGGTATTTTTGATTCATCTATAATTAAAGGTGATGACTTGCAGCGCTTTATGAGTATATTAAGTTCAGGCGAGTCTATTTTTGTTATGCCGCAAGCGATCATGTTTTCTTTAATGTAATTTTTAATGCTTTGTATTTTATTTTCTATTGCCTTTCTTTTTTTATTCATATTATCTTCGTATTGTTTCATTGCTATTGCTTCAGCTTCTAAGTTTTTTATATAGCCAGCAATATTTTTTACTTTCTCCTCTAGCGATTGGTTTATGGCGGCTAACGAATCTGAAACAATTTCATTTGAAATATTATTTAAACAATTAAGGTGATCCAATGCTTCTAAATACTCGTTTTTTATTTCATATAATTTAATCGACATCAAAATCACCGCTATCTATGCCTTTAATGATAGACTCCATACACTTTATCTGTGAGTCCATACTTATAATTCTAATGTCGTTAGAAAGATTCCCGCTTAATGGTAATGCAAGACAAACAGAATTACAGGTATCATTAAGCATACCAAGAATCCATTTAATAAATTTTTCTTTATCAAGTTTATGCATCCCATTTGCCCCCTTTTATAAGTTTTTCTAAAAATCTATAGCATTCTAAAGTTGCACGTAAATTAATATTTTTATCGCCCCATGACTCTCTAACCTGCATAACTTTTATTTGTTCTTCGAGCCAATATAAAATCGCATCTTTATTCAGCATAGAAGGCTTCCATGTTATTCTTTGCCCTTGGGATTCAGGAGTTTCTTCTTTAATCTTTTCCATATTCAACCCCTAAATTATTTCGTTTTTCATGCGCTATTTCTTTTGATTCATTCTTTTCTTCAAAGAAATCATCGGAAAGTTTTTTTGTGATTTCATCTTTTTTAGCGTTCTTTAAGTCAACCAATTGTTTCTTTGCATCTTCGGGCAACTCTACTTTTAAAACATATTCTTTAGCTTTTC